TTCCCAGTTGTCCCATCTTACCAAGATAGTTGAGTCCAATCATCAGGTATCAAATCCTTAGGATCAATATTTTGTAATGCAGTTGTTCCAAACCAAGGTGTAGGAGCAACAATAGGAAGAGTGGTATTCTCTTGTAACCATGCACCCCACCAACTCATAGAAGAGTTAGCAATAACTGCACCATTACATTGAGTCATCATATACAAATCATAGAATGGTATCAGAGAATTACCTTGACCATCTATATTATCTGATAGATGATCATACCTTACATCAAACTCTGATATTAAAAAGTTATCTCCTTGGAAGAACTCCTGTTGTTTAACCCACTCAAGGTCATCAGAGAATACTAAGACTGTAGGGTTATCAAACTTCTTATATCCCTCCTCATAATATGAGATAGGTAATGCTGGATGCTGGTCAGGATGATTAACATAGTCACCCCTTCTTACGTGCATAAAGATTTTCTCTTCAGGTAAAGTGGAGAGAAAATCCTTACAAGTATCCACAACTTCCTTCTTAAAAGTAAAATCATGCCTAATAGTATCTTCTATATTCTTAAAATATTTCTCTGTCTGAAAGTAATCATGAAGATTAACATTGTCTGGACAGTTATCAAAGAACTTTTGATAGAAATGAAAATGTCCAGTAGAAATGCTTCCGCCATCTACAAATCCAAAGTTTTCAGGCTTGACAGTTCCCATCTCAAAACATTCAAATAATGCATAATCAGACCTACCATAGTTACCTGGCGGTGGAACTTTAAAATCATATCCTTTGTTTGCTGCTACCCCACGTAGTCCAGCATATTGAAACATCTGATTTGCAAATCTTCCATTAGAACCAAGACGGTTATACCCTATTGTCATTTTTATACCATTCGTAAGTAGATTCAATACCTTCTCTCAATCCAATCTTAGGTTCCCATCCTAAAGATTTCATCTTATCTACATTCAAAACTTTTCTAGGAGTGCCATTAGGTTTAGAAGTATCCCAATCAATACCTCCAGTAAATCCAACTACACTTCTAATAGTTTCTGCTAGTTCTTTAATGCTTACATCTTCACCTGTTCCTACGTTAATAATCTCCTCACTATTATACTTCTCCATACAAGTATAACATGCCTCTGCTAGATCATCAACATGCAAAAACTCACGTAAAGCAGATCCATCGCCCCATAATCCTACCCTACTCTCCACATACCATCTCCACCATCTCTGACTTGCTTTTGCATCATGAAACTTTCTAATTAAAGCAGGAAGAACATGAGAATTTTCTAAATCAAAATTATCATTAGGTCCATAAAGATTAGTAGGCATTAAAGCAATAGCATTAAACCCATATTGTTTCCTATATGCCTGACACATTTTAATACCAGCAATCTTAGCGATAGCATATGCATCATTACTAGATTCTAAAGGAGAAGTTAATAACTGATCTTCTGTAATAGGAATCTTTGGAAACTTAGGATAGATGCAGGATGATCCTAAGAATAAAAGCTTCTTAACTCCATGACGATGAGCAGCATCAATTACATTAGTTTGTATTTCAAGATTATCCTTAATAAATTCTGCTGGATATGTACTGTTAGCACCTATTCCTCCTACCTTAGCAGCAGCCAGGAATACATATTCAGGTTTATTAAGTCTAAAAAACTTTTCTACTTCAACATGATTCCTTAAATCCCAATGACCTGAAGGAGAAGAAACAATATTTTTATATCCCTTCCTCTTAAGCATCCTAATAATAGCAGATCCTACCAATCCACTATTACCAGCAACATAGATCTTGCTATTACTTTCCATTTTTACACATGTCCTCCACTAAATCTTTGAATGTTATTTTAGGTGACCAACCTAACTCTTTACGAGCTTTAGTAGCATCTCCTAATAGAGTATCTACTTCAGCAGGTCTAAAGTATTTGGAATCTACTCTCACAATAGTCTTTTTAGTCTTCTTATCAATTCCAATTTCATCTTCACCTTCACCCAACCACTCCAGATTAAATCCAAAATACGGTGCTGCCTCATCTACAAATTCTCTAACAGAATGTTGCTCCTGAAGAGCAATAACATAATCTTCAGCCTTCTCCTTTTGTAACATTAACCACATAGCTTCAACATAATCCTTAGTATGTCCCCAGTCTCTCTTAGCATTAAGATTACCTAGAGATAATACATTCTGTTCTCCTCTAGATATTTTATCCAAAGCTTGGACTATCTTTCTAGTAACAAAGGTCTCACCCCTCCTAGGAGATTCATGATTAAATAATATCCCACTACAAGCATACATGTTATATGCTTCTCTATAGTTTTTAGTAATCCAATAACCATATACTTTCGCTACTCCATAAGGAGACCTAGGATGAAAAGGAGTACTCTCTGTCTGAGGAATCTCCACTACTTTACCATACATCTCTGAACTAGATGCCTGATATATTCTAGTCTTATCTTCCATACCCAAAAGCCTTACTGCTTCTAAGATACGAAGAGTACCTAGACCATCCACCATACCAGTATACTCTGGCATCTCAAAAGATACTTTAACATGACTCTGAGCACCTAGATTATAAATCTCATCTGGTTGAACTTTCTGAATAACACGTACTATATTCGTTGAGTCAGTTAAATCTCCATAATGAAGCTTAATATCTTCATAGACATGATCTATTCTATGAGTATTGATCAGTGATGCTCTTCTAACTATACCATGAACTTCATAACCTTTTTCAAGTAAGAATTCTGTAAGATAAGAACCATCTTGACCTGTAATTCCTGTAATTAAAGCAACCTTAGCCATTCCTTACCTGCTCCTCAATCCAATTATATGTTATCCTAATTCCATCCTCCAAAGACATAGTATAATCCCATCCTAACTTTTCTCTAACTAAATCGTTGTTAGAATTTCTACCCCTTACACCAGTAGGAGCCTTGGTATTATATACCTTCCTTACTATCTTATGAGCAACCTTTGCAGCAGTATCAACCAACTCATTAATAGATACCATCTCTTCAGACCCAATATTAACAGGTCCAAGAAAATCAGAATCCATTAACCTTCTAGTTGCTTCAATGCATTCGTCAATGTACAAGAAGGAACGAGTCTGTAAGCCATCTCCCCACACCTCGATAGATCCACCTGATGGCGCGACTGCAACGACCTTACGGCATATTGCAGCTGGCGCCTTCTCTCTTCCTCCATCCCAGGTCCCTTCTGGTCCAAAAATATTGTGATAACGGGCAACCCTAACAGGAATGCCATGATTACGATTGTAAGCCAGGTACAGTCTCTCTGAAAAAAGTTTCTCCCATCCATATTCTGAGTCTGGGTCTGCTGGGTATGCTGATTCTTCACGGCAATCTGGGTTATCAGGATCAAGTTGATTGTGTTCTGGATACATGCAAGCAGAACTGGAATAGAATATCTTAGTCTTATTAACTTCATATGCATCATTATATTCACGCTGCTTTTCTAAAACATTCAAGTTAATAGTAACTGAATTCTGCATAATTTCAGAATCATTCTCACCAGTGAATACAAAACCTGCACCACCCATGTCAGCAGCAAACTGATAGATCTCATCAAAGGGTTCTATCATTTTATAAGGTATCTGATTATAAAAATTACCTTGATATCCCTTAAATTCCAATACTCTTTTTACAAAATCAGGATCACGAAGATCTCCATACACAAATTCATGCGCATGTGAATCAGAATATTCTGGCTCCTTAAGGTCTACACCACGTACCCAATACCCATCAGCACGTAGTCTCTTAACCATATGGCTTCCAATAAAACCACCTGCACCTAATACAAGCGCAGTCTTCTTACGATCAGTCATGCTTATTCAACTCATAAACCTATACTACAGAAAAATAAACTTTATGTCAACCTAATCCTCTTTCTACTTTCTCCTTATTAGATTGCTTCTCAAAATCAACAATATCTACTTTACGCAATACTGCTTCAATTATATCAATACGTTGTGCTAGAGTAGCATCGCTACTACCACCATCACACTTCTCATGTGCCTTAGATTCCAAAGCCCTTAATCTTGCTTCAACCTCCACATCATACTTAGACATAGAAGCACCACTTGAAGAAGTAGCTGCCTTACCTTTTCCTAATGCCATAATTAATTTACTAAACTCTTGGATTATTTATACCCATCTTGTAACTGTCAATTCAATAGAATTATCTTCCATTTCCCATTCTTGAGCAACTTCAAAACCTTCTTCCTTAATAGTATTATATAAAGTCATTCTTGCATACTGCTGAGTAACTTTATCAATAAGTCTTTCTGGAGGAATAGGTTGACTCCAAGTTTCTAAATCAGTAACTAATTCATAAATCTTATCTTCCTCATTCCACCGAAATCCTACATCCTTTGCTATGCAAACATCTGCTTGAACTATAGGATGGTTCTGCGCATGATACACATTACCCACTACTAATTCTTGATCTTCTTTGACTTCGTAATTTAAAAGTTCTAATACTTCTACTAAAACTTTCTTATCTTTAATTTGAGTTTTGATGTTGGTGAAGTGTGACATCTTCCTGTACCGTTTGGGTTTGATGGAACTCGGCTTTATAATTTTTACTTTGAACATTCCCAAGTTTTTCTTCAATACGCTCAGTAAGTTTCTCACAATTAGGTCCAACAACACCAATAACTTCCTCTGTTACTGTGCCATCTTGAGCTATAATAAATTTAATAGTTTCTTGTTTGGCCATTATATCCTAACAATAAGGTTATTTATGTGGTCCTTTATCTCCCACATAACAAGGAACCCCTGCTGGGTCTAACCACTTAGTATATTCAGGATCTTCTATACATGTATATAATTGTTCTTGATTATCTAAAAGGTACATATCTTTATATCTTTGAGTATCTATATCATACTTCTGAATACGAAGATCCAAATTACCATTCATCAACTTCTCATCAGTATGAACAAACCTATACTGACCTTGCGTTAAAATAGTAGTATATTTCATTTTACTTCTACTCTTTCCAAATCTTGAGATACACAATCTATTAAAATATCATAATCATCTAAAGGATCTCCTGAAAAAGATACTCCTGCATTCTCATAAAATCTACGTACCTTTTTGTATAGTTTTGGGTTCTTTACATCTAGAAAAAAATCTCCTTGTGAAGCAGCTCTAAGTGTCTGCACATCTTTCTTAAACTTTGAAGTGAGTGTCATTGCTCTAGTATTTGACTTTATAAGTATAAGAAAAAAATCTAAAGAAGTCAAGTGGTCAATCAACAAACTGTCTACCTTTCTTCAAAATCCAACTTCCTTACCTTTCTCTTACGTCTTTCTTCTTGAAATTGCAAATCACTAGGAGACAAAACATTAGAACTATGTTTCTTAGTCTCTGAATTTATCATAACAACTTTAGATAAATCTATTGCAGTAATTCTATCTCCTATAATCGTAGACATATTAGGACACCCACAAGATCTAGTCTGAGTAGGATGCCCTTCAATCTCTTTATTACACTCTTTACACCTTAGCCTCAACATTTTTCCAATCCAGTTCAAATAACTCTATTCCTTTATCGGTTAATATATGATTATACATTTTCTCAAAAACTGCCGGTGGCATTGTAACTATATCAGCACCATATCCAAAACATTCTGACACACTCTTCACATCTCTTACAGATGCTGCCAACACCTGAGTCCTTACCAAATGCTCTTTATATAGGGCTGCAATATCTTTAACAAGTCCTACACCATCAAAAGAATTATCATCAACCCTTCCTACAAAAGGAGAAACATACGCTGCACCAGCTTTAGAAGCCAAAATTGCCTGTGCTACTGAGAATATAAGAGTAACATTAACTCTTATACCATCATCACTCAATTGTTTACATGCCTGAAGACCCTCATAGGTACAAGGCAATTTAATAGTAGCAACCTTACCAAATTCTTCAGCAAGTCTCTTACCCTCTTTATATAATTCTAAAGCAGTATCTGCAACTACTTCCATACTAATATCAGTTAAACCCAACCCAACAAGTTCCCTATACACATCCTCAGGATTTCTCCCACTCTTCATAATAAGAGTAGGATTAGTTGTAATGCCATCAATCAAACCTGTACTAGCATGCTTAACAATGGTTTGTACTTCAGCAGTATCTAAAAATATTCTCATTGGGGGGTTTCGTTTTTAACTACTTTAATTTATTATTCAATTATTGTCAACCATCTTCTAAAATATTAAAATCAACACTAACTATATCACATTCATCCTCATCAGCCAACTCTATCCACTCCTCAAACTCATTATAGATAGCATATTTCTCACCTATAGTATCAGCTTTAGAAAGTCTATCTATAGCCCAAGCTCTTATACTAGCTACAATATCATCAGTGTCCTTCAAAATAGTCCTTCCTGAAATATCTGCTAAGGATGTTGCTGTTGTAATAGGCGGGGGTTCCGTCACTAAAAGACTCAGTGAGGACTCCTCTACTAAAGAGTTGTTTCGTTTCTTCGTAGTTTGTTTTGCCAGCTGTTTTATGTAAGCTGAGCATAACTCTGCTAAAGTTATGTCTACCCAGTTGTTGAATCTCTTCTTTAAGTTCCGGACAAGACCCATAATACTTCTTCCAATCGGATTCAGATTTTACTTTTCTTTTTTTACCTCGCGGAGTTCTAAACTTCCAGAAATATTTACGCCCGATGTATTGCCGCCCATTCTGCTTATTTGTAATGCAGTAGACGTAACCGAAGAAATCGCCAATATCGTTAGAAGTGAAAGTTGAACCTTGGTATACCCAGGGGTTTTCATAATCTCTTTCACCCACTGCGGTCTTTGTGGTGGTCGCCATCCCATAATTTTAACTGTCATAATAGTATTTAGATTCTCCAAATCAATTGACAATACTCTCTAATGGAACGATCAGAGGAAAAGAAACCTGACTTAGCAATATTAAATAATGACATTCTATTCCAATTGTCATGATTTGTCCAGGCATTACTTACCCTGTCCTGTGCATCTAAGTAATCAGAAAAATCTGCACAGACACAGAAAGGATCATGATTAAGAAGATTATTTACTAAAGGTTCAAACATACTTCTATTACCATGACTAAAATGACCACCCTTCACTAGGTTAATAACTTCCCAAAGTTCATCACTTATATACGACTTAGGATCATAACCATTCTTCCATAGATTGGCTATCCC